CAGGTAGACCAAGAGGCTATTGACGCGCAGGTGAAGGCAGCTTTTGATAAATACCATGTGGTTGCCTTCTTCGCGGATCCGGCGCACTGGCAAGACTATGTTGATCGCTGGACCGCGGAGTTCAGTGGTAGATTAGAGATTCAGTCCAGCCAGGTGCATCCTATTGAATGGTGGACTAACCGGCCGTCAGCCATGGTCGCAGCCCTCGAGCGATTCAGAGAAGCTGTTGCCGGCAAGAGGCTGACTCATGACGGATCGACCATCTTTCGCCGGCACGTGCTCAACGCCAGGCGTCGCCTGACCCGCTCTGGCGTCACAATTGCTAAAGAGTATCCGGGCAGCGCGAAGAAAATAGACTGTGCCATGGCCGCAGTGTTGGCTTACGAGGCTCGAGCCTCCGCGGTAGCCGCGGGTGTACTTCAGAAGGCAAAGAAGCCTAGATCTAAGAGGTTGGTGAGATTCTAGGGGGCACATGGCCAAGCATGCCCTCGAGAACCTTAGTCTGTACGAGCGTCTCATAAAATTGGAGCAGGATATGTCCGCGGTGCATGAAGCAGTGAATCAACTAGCTCAACGGATTAATGAACTTGAAATCCTCATGCAGCAGCGTGACGATTCTCATGTCGAGGCTGTTAATGAGCAGATTGCGCGGACTGATGGACTCATTACGAGGCTGCGCGACGAGTCAGCAGGTTCTCGAGAACATCAAGCTCCGGAGAGTTCTGCTGACCCGGCGCAGCCTGAGGGTTTGCTTGGCGGTACTGCGCAGGAATCGGCGCATTACTAAGACCGTATTACACCGATCACGATAATAATTATCGCGACCAGGAAACCCCATAGTATCGCTGAGGGGTCTCCGGCCAGAATACCAATGATGGCAATGATCATCCATGCAACCCACGCGGTAACAGAGAGCGGCGTAGCTGGTGGTACTGGGCGCCGTTTTCTGCGCGGTTTGTGATGAAATAGCATGTGGTGCATCAAGCCCATGGCCTAGACAGTCCCTTCAAAGAAAACAACTGGTCGGCTAACGTCGAACATGGCGCCGGAGACCTGGATTTGAATTTGTTGCGGGTTATGTGAGGTAGCTGCCCAAGCCATTACAAAGGTACGGGTCTGGCCGGGGGCTGTGTAACCATTACCGTCATCGGTGCCTGGCAGGTTAATTGAGGTTAATGCCTGGTCATTTTCCATGGCACTAAGCACTACCGCATTAGGTCCGGAGAGCAATCCCTCAGGGCTTGCGGTTCCGTTGTGATAAGTGATTGTAGCTACGATCATTGAAGTCACATGCCCGTCTGGCACACCATTAATAATGTTGGGACCATATTTTTGGTCTACGGACTTCCGCGCAACGGAGATCATAACACTGTCGCCATTAGGCCAAACGTGAGTCTGACCAAAGACCAACGGTGTGCTGATCGGAGCCGGCGGCGCATCGGTGTTCGTCTGCTGGTTGGCCCATTGGTCATGTGCTGATTGGTCGGGTCCTGAGCAGGCAGTCATAACCGCCATGCTCGCACCTAGGGCCAGCACTGTGGCAAGTTTCCTGATCATCGTTGTGTGTCCCTTCACTCTGTTGGTTCGCTGTTGACCTGTGCATCGGATCTGAGGCACTAAGTGTTACACCTGGGAGGAGATTACGTGCTTTACAACGCCTCCCAGCCTGGCGACCCTGAGTGGTGGCTGCTACGTCTCGGCAAGAAGCTAGACCAGGATCGCGAGCGGCTTGATACCCTCAATAAGTACTGGCGCGGCGATGCTCCGCTGCCGTTCGGTAATCAAAAAATGAAGGAGGCCTACCGGCGATTTCAAGACCAGGCTAAGACCAATTTCATGAAATTGGTTGCCGAATCTGTTATTGAACGGCTCAAGGTTACCGGTTTTCGTACCGGGTCGAACGGCAATGAGACTCTCGATAAGGATGCCTGGGGATGGTGGCAGTCTAATCACCTAGACTCAGACTCCGGCATGGTTCATCGCGCCGCGGTTGTCATGAGTCGGGCGTATGTGATTGTCGGTGAAGACGCCAGTAAGCCAGGCCAGCCCAAGGTTACCGGCGAAGATCCACGGCAAGTGATTCACGAGTCCGCTCCCGATGACCGACGCAATATCATCGCGGCTCTCAAAACCTGGTTTGATGACATTCAGAATCGACAGATAGCGGTTGTCTATCTGCCGGATTCCGTCCATTATTACCGAAGTACTCAGGTGAGCTCGCAGCCACAGCCCGGTATTTTTGGTGGCGCTGCTAAATGGGAAGTTGATACAAGCGATTTCGAGGATGGCACCGCGGATAATCCGTTAGGTGTTGTGCCTGTTGTACCGTTCCTTAACTGTCCTGATCTTGAGGGTAATACGCTTGGCGAGTTTGAGTCCGAGACTCCGATCCAAGACAGGATTAATACCGAAGTCCTAGATAGATTAGTTATTAGCGCCATGCAAGCCTATCGGCAACGGTGGGCTGTCGGCGTTGATTTGTCGGATGAAAACGGTAATCCGACCGGCGGCTTTGACCCTGGTGCTGATTTACTCTGGAATGTCAGCGATGAACGGGCCAAGTTCGGTGATTTCGAGGCTGCCGATCTCGCTGGCATTCTCAAGGCTGTCGAAGAAGACGTGCAGCACCTCGCGGCCATCACCAGGACACCTCCGCATTATTTGCTGGGTGCCATGATCAATGCGTCGGGAGATGCATTGGCAGCCGCGGAGACCGGACTAACCTCTAAGGTCATTGAACGGGCTATCGAGTTTGGCGAAAGTTGGGAACTCGTATATCAACTGGCCGGCAAGGTCATGGGCAAGGAGATTCCCGACGATTGTGAAGTCGTTTGGCAAAATCCACAGTTCAGGACTCTTACCGAGCTCGCCGCAGCCAATGTCCAGCTTATGCAGGCCGGCGTCCCGTGGCGTACCCGCATGGAGCTCTTGGACTTCACGCCGGCACAGATCGACCGGATGCAGGCCGAACGGGCCTCAGATGCCCTCCTAGCTGTCGCTATGGCACCCCCGGCACCCATATCAGCAGCAAACCCCTCGCCGGGGGTGCCTGGTGGTTCTGGTGGGGCAGCGGCCCCTGCCTCGCAAATGGCTAGGGCTCAGCTACCGATCGGTAGTCGGAATGGTGCTGCGATGGGTTAGGGGGTAGTTCATGACCGCCCCCATCACCGACCAGCAGCAGTACCTTGAGACCCCGCACGACCAGAGTGCAGCAGCCGTCCTCGCGGCTTATCTCACCGCGTCAGCCGCTCTGAGATCTCGTCTGCTGGCTCTGGTCGTTGCGGCCTACGTCGCCCAAGGCAACTACCGAGACGCAGCGGCAGATGCCTTCGTGGCCGCAGTAGTACCGGCGGTGCTGGCCGCTCAGGTGACCATGGCTCACCTGACAAGTGCCTACCTGGCGCATCTCGTCTCCGCGGCCGGAGGGGGCACCACGGCGCCAGTAGCCATCCCGCAAGCTGATGTGACTAATCTGCGAGGTGTCGACCCGACCGAGGTCTACCGGCGTCCTTACGTTCAGGTATGGACCGATCTCAGTCAGGGCAAATCGCTTGAGGCCGCGGTGCAAGCTGGCCAACGGCGTGCCGTCAGTCTGGCATCTACCGATGTGCAATTAGCCAAAACGCGAGCATCACAGATTGCTTTCGCTAATGATAAACGTGTTGTCGGTTATCGTCGCGTTCTGGTTGGCGCGCATTCTTGCGGCCTATGTGTCGTCGCGTCGTCGGTGAGATATCACAAGTCAAATCTCATGCCGATTCATCCGGGCTGCGATTGTGCTATCGCACCGATATTAGGTACCCAAAGGATTGGCCGCACCGTTAATTCTGCGATTCTCGCGGAGGGATCGACAGAGCAGGCCATCGGCTCTCAAGGTATGAAGTTCTTTAGCCACGATGATGTGATCGAGGTGGGAGATCTTCTTACCGAAGCTCATGACGCCGTGCGAGATACCTTTGGCCAAGCTGCCGCGGATGCTCACCAGATCGATTACCGCAAGATAGTCATGGTCCGAAATCATGGCGAGCTTGGACCTACACTGACGGTCGCCAGTCATGATTTCACTCAGGCTCAGATTGAGTCGGGAGATCTCAGTGCCAAGGCCGGCACATTCCATACGGTCAAGGGCAGAGAAGTAACGAACATAGGCGAGGACTAGCAAATGGGGAATTACAACACGGCTCAGCGGCAAGACTTACTGAAGCAAGGCAAGGCTTTGCCGCCAAAAGGCGATGGCCCGCCACGCTTCCCCATTGACGATGCTTCTGATGTAGATAGTGCCATTCATCTAGCCCGGACGGACGAAGAGAGGGCATTTGTTTATAAGCATGCTAAGCGTCTGGGTGTGCTGGGCAAGATTCCCAGCAATTGGAAGGCTGATGGCACCCTCAGGGGCGACGGTATGTAGCTAGTTCGGCTTCAAGTTGGTCAACATATTTGCATCGGTGGGGCTCGTGAGGATTGCCGGTAGTGCCCCAAGGCAGCATTAATTGATCGTTGAATGCCCGCGGGACAACATGAATGTGTAGATGAAACACACTTTGGGTAGCTGCGCGGCCAACACTGGTTAAAATATTTGATGCATCGTACTGACTAGCCCACTCAGCAGCACGGCTAAAAGCTGTCATAGTGACAAATCGATCAGTGATGGCATCGGGTACATGTTCTTTAGGAACAATTAATGTGTGACCTTCAATGACCGGGTTAAGTGGTCGAAATGCCACAGCATCTGGCCATTCATGATAAAGAGTCGCAGGGGCCGTGCCGGCAATGATTTTGCAAAATGCACAATCCGTCATGGATGAATTATAGTCTAACAGACTTCCCGCAATCCTGCGGGCTAGCGTGCACGGCCACGCCTAAGAGCCGTAGGGATGAGTAATCGACGCCGACATGGCGGCTTTTCTTATGCCTTAATCCCGACATGGGAGGTAGTGCCAATGGCTGACGATGACGCTCCGTCGACAGAGGGAGATGTTACCGACACCAGCCCAGATACTCAGGATCAAACTTCGGACGACAGTACGCAGGATGATTCTCGAGGTCAGGGTCAGCAACGATCTCAGCAAAGTGACCAGGGTCAGACGCCTGACAAGGAAGACGAGCCAGATTACAAAGCTGAGTTAGCAAAGTGGAAGGCCCTTGCCCGCAAGCATGAGGCCAGAGTCAAGGAGCTCAGTCCGGCAGCCGCGAGGCTGAAGGAAATTGAAGACGCTCAGAAGACTGAGCTTGAGAAGGCGAAAGACCGCGAGACGGCGTTGCAAGTTGAATTGCAGCGTTATCGCGTCGCGGAGATTCGGCGTGCTGCCGCATCGGCGGCCGGTCTCGATCCGGAGCTGGCCGAATTTATCACCGCGGCTGACGAAGAAGAGGCTAAGGCTCAGGCCGAAAAATTAGCCGAAAGATTCAAAGTTACTGCCACCAAGCAATCAGCAGATTTCAAACAGGGTACCCGCACTACGCCACCTCCGGCCAGATCTCGTGATGATTTATTGAGGGCTTTTGCCGGTTACGGGCCGAAGTGACTTAAAAAGGGCGGATAGGCCCTGTTTTCGTAATGGAGAAAGGGTCTATCAATGACCACGTATAATACTGGCATTTTCCGCCAGACCCCGCCGACTACTGACCCGCTGGTGCCGGAGCCTCTGTCTGAGGACATTATTCAGATGCTCCCGCAACAGTCCGCGGTGCTGAGTATGGCGCGCAACGTGCCGATGTCTACCCGTACCCAGCGTTTGCCTGTGCTTGACGTTTTGCCACAGGCATACTGGGTTTCGGGGGATTCAGGTTTGAAGCAGACGACTACTCAGGCGTGGAAGAATGTTACGCTGGTAGTTGAGGAGTTGGCTGCTCTGGTGCCGATTCCTGACGCCTACCTCGCGGACACCAACATCCCATTGTGGGATGAAGTTCGGCCACGTCTTGTTGAGGCTCTTGGTCGGGCCATTGATCAGGCCTGTCTGTTTGGTGTGAATAAGCCAAGCACCTGGCCAACGGCTATTATTCCAGCGGCCATCGCAGCCGGCAACGTGATTACCGACGTTAGCCCGGACATCCCTGCCGCGGTGGCTTCTCTGGCCGAGAAGGTTGCCCTTGATGGTTACACGAACATCAATGGCTGGATGATTCGACCTGGTTTCAAGTGGCGCTTGCTGCGCGTTCGTTCCAGCGGGTCTGGCGAACCGATTTACATGCCGGACCTTCAGAATGGCCGTGGGGGTAGCCTGTATGGTTACCCGCTTCAGGAAGTGTCTAATGGCGCTTGGGATCCGACTGTGGCTGACCTTTTGTTGGGCGACTGGTCAATGGCTATCATCGGTACACGCCAGGATATCACCTTCAAAATGTTCGATCAGGGTGTGATC